CCGTGCCTTTTATGTTCAATTCACTTCTAATGGCGAACAAGTTTTGCAATCAAAAGATTTTGCAACTATTAACAATGCTACAAAGTGGGCAAACAAAATTTTGAATTGATATGACACTTGACATCATCTACCCAATCGTTTTAACACCCATCGTTTTTGCGGTGGGTTACGGTCTACATTGCATTAAGAAAGCAATGAACAAAGAACTTCCTGAAGCCAAACCATACCAGTTTGAAAGGGATCAGTACAATCCGGAGTTTGACCAATTCAGTCAAACCATTTTCAATCACAAATTCTACAAAGGAAAAGCAAAATAAAACTATGAAACAAATACAATTATTTAATCAATTCACCGAGATTGAATTGGAAATCTTGAGAAAAGCAACAGATGTTTTGAATCTTTATTTTAACGGCACTACAAAGCCCAAAAGCAAAAGACCGAACCGAGTAGTTCACAGGACAACTCAATTGTTCCTGGATGATGTCAAAAGCGTTTATGGGAATGAATGGGTGTACAGACAAGATCCTGTATTTCTTGACATTCTTCACAAGCATCGCAAATCGGATGTGTCCACTTTGATTAAAAAGTATGTTGAATTAAACAGAATTGAAGTGGTGAGGAATAATAATAAAAATCAAAATATCATTAAATTTAGATTCTTATGATAACTTACTTAATCTCGGCAGCGGTCTTCGCCCTTCTCATTTACCGGTTATGGTATTTAGAAAAAGCAACCGATGAACTTCAAGAAGAGGTCAACCAACGCAATCGGCAAATTTGGGATTTGGAAACAGAAATCTTGACTATCCGGTCAACTATCCAGCAAGGCAAGGATGATTTAAACCAAGCGAAGATGATCAGCGAGAAACGGATTGCAGAGTTGGAGGACAAGTTGCAAACTTTCAAGAACCAATTTACAGATTTAAAAAATGGTAAAAGCAAGGGTAGTGAAAGCAACAATTAATTCCATTTGCAAGTGGCGGGTATACTTCGCTGGAGAATTACTCGCCACATTTGAAACGGAAAAAGATGCACGAGATTACGCAGAATTTATTGATAGACAATGACAAACAATAAACAACAAACGGCGGTGGAGTGGTTGATTGAGCATTATACATTCGCAGATTTGACTGCTGATTCGTGGCAAATGATTCAGCAACAAGCCAAAGAAATGGAAAAAGATCAAATCAATGATGCTTATTTTCAGGGGTTTGAGGATAATGTTTGGGATTCTTTGTATGATAACTTTAATTTAGAATACTACAACGAAACCTACGGAGGGGGTGAGCAATGAACATCAGGGTTAAACATAGAAACACGGAGATAGAACTTGAAGACATTAAGACCATCAATCACAATCTTGATATCATAAGTTTAATCAAAGCCATTTCACAACAGATTCAAGAAATAATCAAGGCAGAAAATGAAAACACCAATTGATCGCTTGGTTGAACACCTACGCACGGAGTTCCCCGATTTGGATATCAGCCCACACTTGATCTTCAACTTCAAACAACTCGAGAAGATGGAACAACAACTCGCATACAATGCCGGGTTTGCATATGCAAAGAAAATGTACTGTGAAAAATCTAACTGATAAACAAGCACTATGTTGGGCAATCGCAATCCTTCGTGATGATATGCGTTGCACCTGGAGACAGATTGCCCAGCGAATGCATTGTAGCGAATGCAAAGTGCGTCACCTTTACACCCAAACAAAACCCCTATGAATGTAACCAAAGAACTTGTGAGACAATTGCTTGAGCAATATCCACAAACAAGAGACAACGACAACCTTTTGATGTCAATGATTTGGCGTAAGGAATCAAATCTGTTTAACTTCTTCCATCGTTTGGAATCAGGCAAACTAACACAAGCGGAGACCATCCGCAGATGCCGCCAACGGTTACAGTTAGATGATCCCGAATTGAGAGGTGAGACCTATGAGCTGCGACAAAAACATCAAGCAAAAGTGAAAAAAGAATTGGGATATGATGTGTGATTGATTATCTTTGTAGTGTTAACGAGAAGGTTGCAGTTTCTCAATGTTAAAAGATTTTTACCCTGTTGGAATAGTCGCACTGCAACTGCACTATTTCGATGGGGTTTTTTTATGTCAAAAAATAAGAAATCATTCCTACTCTATTGTGATTTAATTCACACGGTAGACCAACTTACAAACGAACAGGCTGGTGATCTGTTCAAGCACATACTACGATATGTGAATGACCAAGAACCACAGACGGACAATGTGATAACTCGCATTGCTTTTGAACCTATCAAGCAATCATTGATGAGAGATTTGGTAAAATACAAATCTATTTGTGAACGGAATTCGGACAATGCAAAGAAGCGATGGGATGCGACCGCATCCGATGGCATACGACCGCTTACCAAAAATGCCGATAGTGATAGTGATAGTGATAGTGATAGTGATAATGTAAAAGAAGAATACAAACTATCGTTTGATTTGTGGTTGAAGTATAAGAAAGAAAAAAAACAGAAATACACAACAACTGGCATTAAACAACTCATCAAATCTTGTCAGTCAAAATACACACCAAAAGAATTCACGGAGGTCGTTGAACACTCCATCACTCAAAACTATTCAGGTTTATATGCACCAAAAGATTTTGAGAAAAACAAAACAATTGAAATCATTAACAACAAAAACAAATTTAATTTGAAAGATTATGACGAACGAGCTTGAAGAATACATCATCGGTCAATTGCTTTACTACGAACAGACAAGAGCATTATTACCAAGAATTAAACCAGTGTGGTTTGAAACGAAACTATATCAAAGAGTGATTGACTTTATGATGGACAGATATATACAAAACGAACCCATTGACTATGTGTGTTTGGTTGGGAAGTTTGAAAGAACTGAAGTACAACATCTTGTTACAATTGGTCAAGCCGTTTACTCTATGCCCAATTTAAGCCAATATCTTCCAAAATTGGAACATAGATACTTACAAAAGAATTTTGTTCAGCAAATCTCTTCTATTGATGTCACATTGGATTTGAAAGAGATGCTCACCTTTACACAAACTTTGATTGATAACACCAAGTTCACCACCATAAACGATCCTTTGTCTATTCACAAAGTTGTGGCATCGGCAGTTGATACAATAACCGAATCAATCAAAAGGGGTGATAAGATAACCGGGAAGCAAACTGGATGGCAATCACTTGACAGGGTATTGGGTGGATGGAATCACGGTGATTTGGTTGTGATGGCTGCGAGACCAGGGCAAGGAAAGACCGCACTTGCTTTGTCATTGATGTATGAGTTTGGGAAATTGGGTGGTAAGGGGTTATTCATTTCACTTGAGATGTCATCCGAGCAATTGGCGAAGAGATACTTGTCATTGATATGTGATTTGCCAAACTGGAAAATTCGCAATGCAACATTAAGAGAGAATGAGGTGATTTATATGTGTGATAGTGTAAACAATTCGGTGGTTGAATTCTTTGTTGATGACGATCCGAATTCATCCATCAATCAAATCAAATCAAAAGCAAAAATACACAAGGCAAAACACGGATTGGAATTGCTGATCATTGATTACATCCAGTTGATCAAAGGAACAAAGCAAAACAGAGAGCAAGAAATCGCAGAGATATCACGAAACCTTAAATTATTGGCAAAGGAATTGCAAATCACCGTGATTGTTTTGGCACAACTTTCAAGGAAGTGTGAGGAGAGAGCAGATAAAAGACCGATGCTATCCGACATTCGGGAAAGTGGAAGCATTGAACAAGATGCAGATGTTGTGATGTTCCCCTTTAGACCTGATTACTATTCAAAGGAACGCAATGAATCGGAGGATGCTGAACTCATCATCGCAAAGAACAGGCACGGAGAATGTTTCACAATTGAAACCACCTTCATTGGATCACGAACAATGTACAAGGAACGCATATGAGAAAGTATTGGACAAAGGAAGAAGCTGAAGAATTACAGCGGTTATATCCAACAACCACTGGGAAAGATTTGGCTTTGCGTTTTGGATGTAATGTCCAGCAGATTTACAACCGTGCAAACAAAATGGGATTACATAAAGATCTTGATTTTTTGCATCAATACTATCGTGAAAACTTCAAAGGACACCAAGCCACTCAATTCAAAAAAGGAATGAAATCCTGGAATAAAGGTCAAAAAGGATTACAGATCGGAGGAGTTGAAACACAATTCAAAAAGGGTAGATTGCCACACAACACCAAGCCGATTGGATTCCGTTCATATCGTGATGGGTACTTGGTGGAAAGAGTTGAGAAAGGATTTGAATTTGTTCACAAACTAATTTGGAAACAACATCACGGAGAAATACCAATGGGAATGTTTGTGGTATTCAAAGACCGAAACAAGAACAACATTTGTATTGAAAACTTGGAAATCATTGACCGAGTGGAACACATCCGGAGAAATCACATCCAAAATCTACCACCAGAATTGAAGGAAGTAGTACATATTAAAAAATCAATCACACGAAAAATTAATCAAATAGAAAAAAATGGCACGAAATAAAATTAACGATCTCCGTGATCACTTATTTGAAACACTGGAACGCCTGAAAGATGGTGACATTGACATCGCAACTGCAAAAGCAATGGCAGATGTTGGACAAGTAATTATCAATTCAGCAAAGATTGAAATTGATTTCATTAGAGCAACTGGATCAACAAAGGATTCAGGATTCATTCGGTTAGGCGAAGGCAATGAAAAGTTGTTATGAAGATAATTGATAGACGCAGAGACGAACAACTTGGAACAAAAGCAAAAGGATTGCCAATGTACAAAGAGTTTATACAACTCGTTGAAAAGGATAAAAGGGTACAATCATACTACAATATGAAAGATATGCTCTTAGATGCGTTCAAATGGGATAAAACGCCACAAGGTCACGAGTACTGGCAATCGGTTTATGATTCAATCGTTATAGCAGACCATCCCAAATGTCCCCAGTGCAACACCATTGGCAAGGTAAAATTGATGAAAACCTTAGACAAGCACAAGTGTAACAAATGTAAAATCACATTCTAATGAACCCCTATCAAGAAACCCACAACCTAAAGCAAGAAATTCGCAGATTGCGTTTGCAGATTGCTGACATAACCGTCAAACACGACAAAGAGTTGAAACGATTGAAAGAAGAAATCATTCAACCCAAGTGCGATTTGAATAGCATTGATGCTGACTGGACAGATGCGATGAGGGTTTGTTGTCAAGCCTACGATGTCACACCTGATCTTGTCATTTCATCATTGAGAAAACAATCCGTGGTGTATGCCCGTCATATGTTTTCCTTCCTTTGCCGTAAGCACTTGAAGATGACATTTAGTTCAATTGGCTATATATTGGGCAGAGACCATTCCAGCGTGATGAATGCCATCAATGTGTTTGATAATTTAGTTACACACGACAAAACCACAAGACAAACCTATGAAACATCCGTTCAGTTATTGGGTGATTACTTGCACCAAAGGACTCTCATCATCGATACACATCTTGTATGAGGAAGAACAAGTTTTGAGATGCCAAAAAAAGTACGAAAAAGATGGTTATATTTGCATTATTGAAAAGAAAAATTGAATAAAGCCGACATCATATTGGAACTATCCAAAGCCGATTGGTTGAGGAAAGCCACCAAGAACATTGCAAAAAACAATGAGTTGGCAAGGGAGTTGTATCAATTTTACTTTTTAACAATACTTGAGAAACCTGATGAGCAAATCGAGAAAATATACAGAGACGGATACATCCAGTTTTGGTCAATCCGTCTTTTATACCTTTGTATCAACGGCAACCGGCATCCCTTTGGCGAATCAAGAATATATGATCAACAGGATGTGTACGAGCTTGACTTCGCTGAAGAGATTGACTTACTGGATGAGAGGGAACAAGCCGAAGGAATTGAACTTGAACGAATCAACAAAATAAACCAAGTCACAGAATCAGCATATTTCTATGAAAGGGAGTTATTCAAACTATGGTGTTCAGGAATGTCAGCAAGGGCAATCCATAGAAAGACAGATATCTCCGTTCGTGAAGTGTTGAGAGTAATTAAACTAATGAAAGAAAGATGCACACAGAAATAATTGGAATTGCGTGTTTAGCAATCATCATCGTAAACTTTGGCAAACCAGCCGATCTATTAAAACGCTATCTGTACGGAAGCGACTATTCCAAATGGAAGCGAATGAAACCCCTTGACTGTGCTTTCTGCTTGTCGTGGTGGTTGGGTTTGTCCTTTTTCTTGTACACATACGGTTGGGTGGGGATACTTTACGCATCCATTGCAACTGTGATTGTCGCACTATTAGAAACTAAACTATGAGCAACATTGAATTTATACTATCACTCCAACCGTTGTACGACAACTGGAAGAAAACACAAGTATTCAACCCATCACCAGAACAAGGGGCAATCCTAAACAATGTCCACCGTGAAATCTTCGGAAGGAACTTGCCTAATTGCAGTACTTGTGTGACCGAAGCCTTGCACTCACTTTTGATATGGGCAAACCAACAACAAGAAGCCATCACCAAAGCACAACTTGCCGATGATGAGCAGAAACCAAAGAGGAGGAGAAAGAATGAGCAATAAACAACAAACGGCAGTACGGAGGTAACAAATGAAAAAGACGATTAAAATCAGAGGCAAATACACTGGTGCTGATAAATCACACTTAAAAAAAGGAGACCCTATGTGTATTGAATTGAGTAAAGATTATATAAAAGCATCTTATATGAATGACGCTTTTAATAGGCATATTAACAATGTGGAAAGAATAACATTATTACATTACGTTAAACAAAGAGTTCAAAGAATGTTTTTAACCGACAGTTTTTATTTATAGGAGGTAAGAAATGAACAGTAGTGTTAAATGGTTATCAAATCAAACCTATGAATTATTTGAGCAATATTCGGAGGGCAATTTTGACAGAATCACTTTGAATAGGTTAGTACTGGAAGCAACAGAAAAAGCCAAAGAGATGGAAGTGATGGGAAAGGAAATGAGTTATTCCGATGGTTATGCGGAAGGTTATAAACGGGCATTGGAAGTGATTGAGTGGTATATCAAAAACCACATTAGTGGAATGCCACAAGACCATATCGGTGACACGAACAAAATGATATGAAACCCTATGTCAAAATCTATATGAACCATTTCGGATATGACATCAGCTCATTCATCCCTTGTGAGGTGTGTGGCAAAAAAGCTGTGGACATTCATCACGTGGAAGCAAGAGGTTTAGGGGGAAGCAAGGAAGCGGACAACATTGAAAACCTAATGGCTTTATGTCGTGAAGACCACGTGAAATTCGGAGATAAGAAACAATACAAGGAGTGGTTGAAATCAATTCACGAACAAAGATTGTCAATGGTAAAATAACAGCGAAATAACAACGAGAGCAATGGCAAACGAACAGAACTTGAAACCATTCAAAAAAGGTGGGGATGAAAGGATAAATCTGCAAGGTAGACCGCAGAAACTCATCACACAAATGAAGGAGATTGGATACACCAAATCCCAAGTGGAAGATACGATGTTGGCAATGCTCACACTATCACGGAAAGAACTGGAGAAGATAGACAAAGGGGATGAGTACACGATAATGGAACGCACGATTGCCGGTGCGTTGCTGAAAGGTCACAACAACAATTCCCTATTCAACTTGGAGATGTTGTTAACACGATCACAAGGCAAACCAAAAGAGACAATTGACCAAACAATAGAAAGTAAGAATTTCACAATAACACTAAATTTAGATGAGAGCAAGTTGGAGAGGTGATGACAAACTACCACCACAAGACGAAGACATCCAGTTGGTAGCAACAACGGATGGGAGAATAACTTTGGCAAGGTACTTCGATGACCTTTGGGTTGAGGAGTATAGCAATACAATTATCGATGTGGCATATTGGATGCCAATCCCTGTACTTCCTAACGAATGACACCACAAGAAAAAGCCTTACAACTCAAGGAGAGTTTTAATGACGCATTGACAACAAGAGATTGTGCAATGGTTTGTGCTAATGAAATATTAGAGTTGTTCTTATATGATGAAAGCCAACCAAAAATGGATAGAATTGACACAATACTGTTTTGGATTGAAGTAAAAAAAGAACTCAAAAAACTATGAGGGTTATCCAATCCGGTCATCTTGGTGATTTGATTTATTCACTCACGGCAACCAAGCGAGTTGCAGAGTTACACGGTGCGGTAGATTTCCACATCGGATTCCGTGAGCAGAATACTGTTTCCGGTCATCCAAGCGGAGGGTACTGTATGAACTTAAACTCATACGAATATATCAAACCATTACTTGAGCATCAATCCTACATCCGAAAGGTTGAGATGCACTCGCATATAGATATGGGTTATGACTTTGATAAGTTTAGACATCACGGATTGAATCTCGCTGCTGGTGATTTGAGACGGAATCATTTTCTTGTGTATCCTGAATTAATCACCGACCTTCACGAACCTTGCATTGAAGCGAGTGAACCGATTCCATACTTTGCGGATAAGATTCTTTTGAACTTCTCTGCTCGTTATCGCAATCACGACATCAACTATTTCCCACTCAAGGAACACAAGTGCGTTTTTTTTGGATACGAATCCGAATACATCGCATTCACAGAGAGATGGCAATTGGATTGTGAACTCTTAAAATGTCAGGATGCTTTGATGTTGGCAACCATTGTCGGCAGTTGCAAGGCATTCATTGGGAATCAGTCAAGCACCTACGCAATCGCAGAGCAAATGAAGGTAAAACGATTGCTTGAGGTATGCGTTCACTCACCAAATGTCATCCCTGTCAACAATGGCTTTGACTATTTAACAAATCAAGGCTTTAACTTTTTACTTAATACCCTATGAAACTTTTAATACTAACAGACGGAATCAATGGTGTGGTTTACCATCGCATCTACGCACCACATTTGAGAATGCAAATAAACGGAGAAGC